AATTGAGGAGTATTCCCTTCCGCTGTTGAATATCCAGAGTTTAATATTAAATCTTGCCATGGTGTTGTATAAAACGAATCTGCGTCAATGGATAGCTTTATATTTCCGTTCTCATTAAACTGTAGCGATTTTCCGGTCAAAATAGAGCTTCCTAAACTGCTCTCTCCATTTACATCAATTAGTTTTTGAGCTACTTTGTATCCTCCCAACGTGCTTGTGATGCTCTCTAAAACTGTTGAGCCGATACCTGTAGGCAAATAGGAAGTTGAATTAAATCCGTCATCGTTCATTTTCACAATGCCTGTATACAGGTTATCATCACTATCTTTGTAGTTTATGTTATGAATAAATTCAGTACCTGTGATACTGCCACTTTTGACGTCTCCGAGTTCTGCCGTAATAGCTGAAAGTTTGCCTATCCTTAGAGCATTATAATCTAAGGGCAATTCTTCCCAACTATTTCCGTTCCATGTGTATACCCCGACGATTGTTTTAGTATTTTCATCTATTTTAAACCAAGTATCTCCTTTTAGCGGATTACTTGGCTGTGTTTTATCAAAGACTGGTTTATGATTAGCACTTGATTCTACTAATGCGTTATTAGCAGTCGTTATCGCTTCATCTATTTTTTGACTAGTTTCCGGGTCAGCCTCTTTGATATTCAATGTTTGACTGACCCATTTTTCTCCATCCCATCTTCGTAGCACATTGGGTGAGGCACTACTATCCATCCACAATAAGTCGGTGGTTGGGTTTAACGGCGCTTCACCAGCTACTATTGCATCATTAATATCCGTTAGTGTTATTTCTGCAGCTGCTCTAATTGTCATCATCCATCATCCTTTCTTCGGGCATAACATAAATTCGGTTATATCTTTTACCTCCATCACCTTGCCCTAAATTTAATTGCATCATTCTCTTTCCATTTGCATCAAGAAATGGATAAGCCCCTTCGCACTCATTAGTTGAGCCTTGTGCAGGATAGTATTTTTGTTGAAAAACATGATGATAAACTAAACTATTGCTTACCATATTCCAGCACCAAAGTTGGTTTTTATCAGTGCCTGTAAAACTCCCTCCTGCTGACAAATACGCATATGGAAACATTACATGCATTCCTTGCAATGTATATAAAGTAGTTGTAAATCCGCAATCTTTTGTCCGAAATGTATACAGAGGGGCTATTCTCCCGGCAAATAAATCAGACTTTTTACAAACATTAATTGTTAAATTTGAAACGCCTGGACTCATAACTACGTATTCGCTTGTTTGGTCGTATGTCACGCGGAATCCGTCAGGTGCTTCAAGTTTAAATGCCATTGAGTCGTCATAAAACTGTTCTTTGAAAGGGACATATTTAAACATTGCTATCGCCTTCTCTGCCTGTGGCAATGGTGTTACATAATAAGACCAGATATGTGCTTCACCGGACGAAGTGTCCACACCAAACATTGTTCCATGTCCTCCACCGAGAACCCACATCATATCGACAAAAGTACCATCGAGTGTAGTTCTATAAATGTTATAAGATTGTTGCCCACCGACTTTACTTTTTTTACTTCCGTAATATTCTTGTGACCAGTAAATATAGCCATTTTGCACATCTATTTGCGCACATTGCATAACCGATAAATTCACTTCTACCCCCGCGGGAAATTCACGTGGCAGTTCTGCAAACAGGTAACCTTGCCCTTCATTAATCATAAGAATACTAGCTTCACTTCCTTGATTAACCGAGCATCTAATAGTTGCATTGATAAAAACGTCTTCTCCAGAGATATTAACAACATTACCAGCTCCTGCATGTTCATTTTCCCAAGCTAAATCATGTGTACCGTCATTGTTTATTTTCTCCCAGATAAAATCGCCACGTTCTATGTTGGTCGTAATATTTAGTTTCCCATCATATACTCTTGCAATGAGTTGTGTTGTTCCAGCATTATTTTTAAAAGTAGAACCATTTGTACTAAACAGTTCTACTTTCCACGTCTTCGTTTCTTCTATTTGTTTTTTAGCTTCTTCAATTTGCGCTTGAAGTTCCCAAATAGCCAGTGGTGTGACGTTTTCCAATTCGATATAATCACCAAGAACAACCTTGTTTTTAGACGGATCACTAAAAGAAGTTGTCTTTTCTATGATTCTTGCAGATAAAGTTATATCCATGTCCAAGTCGACTACTCTTACTGTGTCTCCAAGTGTGACTTGGTGTGGCTCATAGCCTAACATCTCTGCTAGTAATATCACGTCTACCTCATATGTGGATAAAGGATGTTTAACTTTTTCAAGCTCTAGTAGCGCCCAATCTTTTAAAGCTTGCGCGTTTGTTATTGTATCTTTTGTTATGACCCCTTTTAAATATTCTCTGCCATCGTTGTACAGCCAGTTCGCTTCATCATCATAAATATAATTTAAACCATTATTCACTGATTTAATTGTTAAACTATCTTTACCAAGCGGGATAAGAGCAGTGTACATCGTTTTATCAGTTGTGATTCGTTTAAGACCTTGAATGTCTCTTGCGTACTCAAATCGTTTCGCAGTATTGTTGCCTCGCTCTTCAACTAAATCAAATTTATAATTAATGATTTGACCGCCAAAGCTCTCCACGTAAGCATCAATTTCTGCTTTATATTCTGCAATAACTTGTTGTAATCCAGCTTGAGCCGTTATATTGTCTGCAAATTCAATAGTACGTATTTGTCCAACAAATTCTCTCTTACCAATTGACCATCCTGTCTGTTGCAAAATATATTCAAGCGCCATATCAGCTCTTATATCAGTCAGTAATTTATTGGATATAATAGTTGCATTTAAATCATAAATAAATGCATTTTCTGCTGTTGCTTTGATGTATCGTCCTTGCATATTTAACCCGTTTTCAGATTCATAAATACGAAATAATCGTAACTTAGCTTGTTCGTCTTCAAACAAAATATAATTACCTTCGTGAATATGTTCAGCCATTTCATGTTCTGCGGGGATGGTAACAGTGTATGTGTCATCAAAGTTTTCAAGCTTCTCATTTCTCTCATCATCCCAAAAAGGACACGAAAAAGGCATGTCATTAGATAACACGCCTACAGTTGTTCTTTGTCTATTTAGAATTGTTAACATTCTATACCTCTCCTAATATGTCGTCGGTCTGTATTCTATGGACCACTCCGCTCCTTCGCTGAAAGCCACTGGAGTTTGATAGCCACCAAAAAACGAAGGAAATGAACTTCCAATTGCTAAATTTTCCATGAACACTGAACCGTTTTTCATTATGACCCCAGCTTCACAATCAATCATAATCTCATCACCTTTATGGATAATAACCTCTGGATTATTTTTAACATCTGCTTCTGGATTAACTTTTTGTACAACCAAGTCGCAAAAAACAACATCATTGTCTTTGTAAGTTTGATTATTAAAATCTTCTGGAATATCCATTTTGGCCATGTAAATTCCGATGCCTGCTAACTTAGTAGCAAATTTGTTATTTGAGTCTTTCCATTTGTAGGTTCGTTTCCAAGCTTGACTACCTTTGTCGTTCAATTTAACTATTTCCGCAATAAACAACTGTCCACGCTTTTCAATAGATAGATTAAAGTACGCATCTGAAAATTCATTATAGTTATTTCCGACTTCATACGTCGTGTTTATTGTTTTCCAAACTTGCTTAGTCTTTGTTTTACCTTTTTCTGTATACTTCACTGTTTGTTGTACTTTTTTTGAATAAACCACTTTCGTATTCTTTTTCTTAACTACTTTCCCCTCAGTTGCAGCAAAAAGGTATCTATCTTTCGTTGTTCTCCCAATCTCTAGTCCCAAATTCATAGCTCTCCCATTTTGGGCATCTTTAATCATAAATTTACCAATGCGTTTGCTATCTTTGTCTAATAAATACAATTCTATTTTTGTTCTAGCGCGTGGATATTTTTGAGTAATATTTGCCAATCGAGCGGTGACTTTCCAATTGTCTAATTCTGACGTCAACATTCGTTTCATTACAGGACCTCTCCATGATTTGTAAGGCGCGGTTTCTGTTTTTTCACCATAGGAATTTACACGAATGGTGTTTATAGTTTGTTTAAATGAACTTGTTTTCGCAGGCTTACCATTTTCTAGCTCCCAAGTAATATTACTTTGCCCAATACCATCCCACAAAGTCATGTCATTTGCTCTATCGGACAACACGTTCTCATACATTTTCACAGCTGTTTGTCCTGTATCGGGGTCAATATCAGCCCCTAGAAATATATAATCATCATCTGTTGCAAATGATAGACTAGTTAAATCGTCGGTTGCTATCGCATGAATAATTGGACTTGTTGATTGTGAACCCGCCACCTCGATTATAGCCGGGCTTTCTGGTAAACTAATTTCTTGTTGTTCTCCATACCCACGTGGATCACTACATATAAATGTAATGGTTGTTGTATAATTATCTGTCTGTAATTCTGTTAACTCTGCCATTTGGGCAAAATGACCGTAATAAATCCATTCTGGTTCATCATCAAAGATTATTTCGCTTTCAAAACTATTAGTTTGGATGATTAAGTTATTAAGATCGTGTGCTATTTCTACTCGTTCAGTTTCCGATTTCCCCATAAGCGTAATATTAATGTCAAAGCTTCTAGTACCGACGGAATTCCCAAAAAAGTACCCACCAATTTTGGCAGGTACTTCTTGCATATTCTCAGAGATATTGATTGCATTTCTTTTAATACTATTAACAACTGCTGGAATGTCGTTACTATGAATTCCGGCATACGTAAATCCTATTTTTGCCACGTTGTTCTAACCCCCTGTACTCGGTCTTTACGACTTATACGATTGTTCTGCGTTTTTGTAATTACAGCTTCTACCAACTTCCCAACTTTATCGACATCCAGATACACATCGCTATTTTTTTGAAGTAGTTGCATTAAAATCTGATTCTGCTGTTGAAGCAATAAAATCATGTCAGAATTGTCAGGACTATTGACAACAACACTTCCTCCATCGTTCATTCCAATGATTTCTTTTGTTTTTTTGATTAATTGAACTGCTCGATTTTTCCGAGTAAGCGGTATGACTACTTCCGGCTTATTGTTCTCAGCAACTTCTATCATTTCATTTTTGTTTACAAAACCACCATTAGCAAATCTACGATGTCCTCGTGGTCCCCAACCTCGTTTTCCGTAGGGAAGGTCGTTTCTCCATGATGAGTTATTGAAGAACGCCAGCAACTGATCATAACCAGAAAAAATATTATTATGACCTTTCATTCTGTATGCGTTAAAAGTCTGCGGTATATATTGAAGCAAACCTTTAGCAGGGTTGCCTGATAATGTATTAACATCCACAACAGCAGATGACTGAGTTATTTTTTCATTCCCGCCAGATTCACGATGAATTTGTGCAATAATGCCTTTTAATTCACTACCGGACAAATCCACTTTCATGGCTAGAGCCGCTTTCTTAATAACACTAGACCACGCCGAAGCACCTTTCCCAGCCGGTCCTGCCACTGGCGCAGTTTCTTTAAAACCAGACAGCATTTTCTCCAAAGGTGCGCCGATACTGTTTTTTAAATAGTTCAGCATGTCAGAACCTAAATTACCATCGTTACCCATTTTAACGCCAACAGACAAGCCACCAAAAAGTTTATTTAAATTTTTGATAGGATGCGCTGCCCAGTCAAAAGCTTTTTTAGAAAAATCAACTACTTTTCCAGCTACCGCTTTTGTCCCATTCCAAGCGTCACTCAAGAAATCATTGATCGTTGAATTGCCACTTGCAAATCCAGGTAATGTTTTACCAAGACCACCTTGCATGACTTTTTTCGAATCTGCATGATTCAAAATTTTAGTACCTGGCGCAACATGCGTTATTTCTGCACCATTCGCACCTAAAATCTGAGCTTGTGCTTTGCGTTTATTGTATGCAATTTCAAAACCTTCTTCACCAGCCATAATTTTTCCGGACGCATTATTAGAACCCTTGTAATCCATCGCTAACTGACTGCCGTACGAAGTTCTTTTACTAGTATTTATTTTTTTTGTGTCATCATTATAACCTTTTGGTTTCCATTCTGGTATGGTAGGTAAACTAAAGAATTTTAATACTTTATTTACTCCACCGGTGACAGAGTTAATCACACCTGCTAAACTGACTTTAAAATTATCCCATTTTGATAACGAGTCCCCAGTTTCCCAATCAACTTGTTTCAGATGTCCAGAAGCTTGTGATTGAGCTTGACTGACTACTTGTTCGTGCATTTCAGTTGCCGCTTTTACGGTTTTATTTTTTTGACTCTTAGCTTTTTTTACAATATCATCATGTTGCTTTTTCGTAATATTTCCGTTCACATAGTATTCTTCATCAGCAGCAGCAACAACTTTTTTATATTTACTATTCGCTTCTTTTACAGCTCCGTCTTTAGCACGTTTAGATTCTTTTACGACTTTTGAAGCTTGCTCTGTACTTAATTTCCCACTACTGTCTTTCAGTTTTCCTAATATTAATTTTTGTTCTTTTGCTGACTTACTCAATGAACTAACCACAGCAGTTTCTTGTTTTTTAGATATTGTTTGAATTTGATTGCTGTAACTTTGATTACTAGCTTTTCGTTGATTTGCTGCATTACGTTTGATGCTCGTAATTTGCTGTTCCTCCGAAGCGGTTAAAACTCTACCTTCCTTTGCAGCCTTGTCGTTAATCGCTTTTATGTCCGCTTTCTCTTTCTTTGTTATATCAGCATTTTTAGTAGCCATATCTTTGTTTAGCTTTTGAATTTGTTCATTGTTTTTCTTCACTTCATCTAATGATCGCTTTTGTATTTTTGCTTGTTTTTCTTTAACTGCTTTTATATCCGCTTCTGATAACATGCTATTCTTTGACAAAGTATTTAAATTCTTATCAGAACTTTTTTTGGTTTTCTCAAAAGATTTTTCTACAAGAGCAACCATCCCATTATAATTTTTACTAATTTTAGCTGATGTTGATTTAGTGATTACATCACCGGACATTTCCAAATACTTTAATTCAGAGATTGCATTTTGAGACATAGTTTTATAAGAATTTACATTTTTGGCTGTATCTTTACTAATACCTTTTCCGGAAATATCCGTTTTCAAAGGATTAGCAAACACATCTTTTATAGCCGCATATCCTGCTTTCGCCATTTTAATTTGATCGTTAATTTGATTAACTGGATTCAATAGAATAGGATGTTCTTTTGCTGAGAATGAAAGTGCATCCCAAATTAAACCGAATTTAGCTTTATATTCAGGTATTTCCTTCTGTATTTTTTTACCGAATGCCTGCCCAAATTTAGTTCCAGCAATACCTCCTATCGCCGCACCTACAGCTGTTCCAATTCCTGGAGCAATTGCTGTTCCTATAGCGGCTCCTGCTGTCCCGCCAGCTAAGCTCCCACCAGCGCTACCAGCTTTATCGCCAGCATTTTTCTTATTAATACCAATAAGTTGTGTTGCAGATAATGCAATTCCTAGACCAGGTAATGCCTTCCCGACGCCTTTCAAACCAGCCCCGATTTTTCCGAATTTGCTATAACTCGCAATATCGCCTGCCATATCAGCTGTAGATAATGCTTTTGCTCCTTTGCTTCCTTTAAAAAATGAGCCAGCTTTACCTAAGAAACCTTTACCTTTTCCTCCACCGACTGGCAAAGCATTTCCAGCAAGTTGAGTAGTCGCAGCATTAGTTCCAGCAGCAACAGAGTTTTCTGCTAACGCTGCTGTTAATTTCTTTACAGGTGAGATAGCAGCCGCTGCCCCTTTTGCAATAAATCCAAATGCTAGTCCAGCAACCGGAATCGCTACCGCAACTACACCTGCTGTAGAGATAACCGTTTTAGTACTATCATTCAAACCATTAAACCAATCAGCTGCTTTTTGAATGTACTTTCCTAGACCACGTAATACCGGAGTCAATGATGTTCCAATGCTGATAGCAAAGGTCTCAATTGCACCAGAAATTTCTTCAATAGTACCTTTCAGATTATCCATTTTCATTTTAGCTACGTCATCAGCAGTTACTTTTCCCATTTCAGTGCGCATTTTCTTTATTCCATCCGCGCCTTCACGATAAGCAATATTCCCAGCACGAACTGCATCGGAGCCAAACATAGCACCTAGCGCTGCACTACGCTGTTCGGAGTTCAAATCTTTTAGACTGCTTTGCAATAGACCAGATATTTCTTCTGCTGATTTTAATTCCCCGTTTGTATCATAAAATGCGGAGTGGACTGCGCCAGTGGCAACGGTCAATTCTTCAAATTCTTTGTTCACTTTAGAAGCACTTGCCTTTGGACCTGCCAAACTTTTAGCTAAATCTTGAATTTGTCCCATTAATTTATCTGTATCATTCGAGAGTGGTTTAACACCATTTTCTTGCAATACTTTCATAGCGGTTTCATTGTCCACAATGCTTAACCCAAGAGCATCAAATTGTTCCCATGCTGCCTTTGTTGTAGGGTGTAATCTTTGTAGCATAGTTTTGAGAGAGGTCCCCGCATCGGAACCTTTTAAACCATTTTGTGCGAATACTGCTAACATTGTAGATGTATCATCAAATGAGAGACCAACGCCACTGGCAACAGCAGAAACTTGTTGTAAAGACATCTTCATTTCTTCTACACCTGTGGCAGAAGCATTTGCTGCACCAGCTAGAATGTTTGCCGCATCCGCCACGCTCAAATTATCATCCTTGAACGCATTTAAAACTGTAGCTGCAATTTCTGCCGCTGACGCTAAATCTAACTCGCCAGCTGTTGCTAATGAAAGCGCTCCAGACAATCCGCCATTTATAACATCTTTAACTGAAAGACCTGCCTTTAAAAGTTCTTCTTGTGCCTGTGCGGCTTCTAATGCGGAGTATTTCGTATCCGCACCTTGTTGAATAGCGAGTTCTCTTAATGCATCTTTATATTGATTTACCTCGCCAGGGGACATAACAGAAAGAGTATTTGACATTTGTTGTTCAAAATCAGCCGCTTTTTTGGTAGCAAAACCTAAACCAAGCGCAACTGGAGCCATATACAAACTTCCTTTTTTCCCGAAGGCGACAAGCTTATCACCTGTTTCATTTAACTTTTTTTGATACTTGTCTAAATCTTGAGTCACCGCTCCCCACGGTGAACTTTTAACAGCTTGCTCTCTCTTGAATTTCTTATAAGATTCTGTCGTAGTATCAATCTTTCTTTGCAAATTATTGTAATTTGCAACTTCATTGTTTACTGCTTTTTGTCCAGCTGATAAAGCTTTTGGCATTTGTTGTAGTTCTTTGTTAAGTTTGTTATACGCTTTTTGATTTGAGTTGACTTCTTTTTCCGCTTCTTTTAATTCTTTTTCAGTTGCATTGCCAGATTTAGAAAGCTGTTCAAAACGTTTTTTTGACTCAGTCAACGTTTTATTAGACTCTTTCAACTCTCCATTTAAAGAAGCATTTCGTTTTTCTAAATCTTTAAAATCGTTTTTAGTTTGAGAAACCATTTTGCTCTGAACAGATAACTTTTTATTAAGTCCATCTAGTTCTGTTTCATAACGAGATAATGTTTTTTCTCCTTTGCCAAAGGCTGAAAGATTTGCTTTCATTTCGCTATTCACAGAACCGAGGGTCCTTTTCAACCCTTTCATTCCCTCGTCCACTCTAGTAGCATCTAGGTCTAGGTTAATCGACAATCCTTGAAGTTTATTCATTATTTACCCCCTTCCTCGATTGACATCTTGATATTGTGATACAAAGTCAACAAGTGAAACTTTGTTATTTTCTGATTTTGCTTCTTCTTTTTCGATTATCAGACGACATAACTTTTTGTATTCTTGATCGTCCGTTTCTCGAATTGTCCAGCCATACTCTTTCATGCAGTAACGCCTAATTGCATCGAGATCGGACAAAAACTCGGTAAGCGTTATTACTTTGCTTCTTCGTCTTCGTCATCTTCAACATCATACTCTTCTGGTGAAATTTCTCGAAAGACAGACACCAAAGTATCGTTTAATTTTTTTGAAGGAATATTTTTTTTAAGAAAATCCACACTCAAATTCTTGTCGTTAAATAATTTAACTATGAATTTCAACTGCATTTCTAGAATCATCGTTTTTTTAGGATTATCAGAAGTGTTAATGTATTCTCTAATTTTTTCTTGCATTTTCCAGTAGTCTTCTAATTCAATTACAGAGGTATCTCCTCTCTCATAAAGCTCTTTCTTTTTTGTTTCTTTGTTAAAAATTTCTAATTTAATCATGTTTTCTCCACCTTTTTTATGATTTTTGTCAATAAAAAAAGAGTAGGAGTTCACCTACTCTTAAAATATTTTATCCTTCGGGTACTACTGGTGTTTCAACAAAGCCAGGAAAAGCCATTTTATAAATTTTATCTCGGAATTCTTCGCCCACAGCCATAGCAAAAACGTCCCCAGCGTCATTATAAACAAATTCGCCAGTGAGACTAGTTGCCTCTGGTTCCTTTGGTTTATCCTCAGATGTGTTTAATTTAACGTCATCTTGTCCATATTTCCCTTTTAGTAAAGCAAAGAATACCGGTTCCCCTCGCAATGTTTCACTTTCCATCACGCATGAAGCGTATGGTGGATTAGTGTTTTTCCCAACAGTTACAATACCATCTGCGTTCTTTTGACGACCTAATAACTCTTGTCCTAATTCGAAAGGTAGTTCCATAATACTAATCGTTTGCTTAACATCACCAGAACCTTTTTTGGAAATGTAGTACGGACCATTGGATGCAAAAACTTTAATAGCCTCTGCATCAAGACCAGAAATATCCGCTTCGACCGTACCACCTTTTTTATTCTTACCATTTACTTCTACTTTTTTTGTTACTTTTTCATCTTTTTCATCAAAAATACCGAAAGTCGCTTTTTCAAATCCGATTGTTGTAATCATTTATTTCACTCCTATTATTTTTATTGATATAGCTTGTATGGCAATCCACTGTATTTTCGTGCATCTACAAACCGCCCTGTTTCTGGGAAATATTCATCCAATCCACCAGCGAGTTGCCCAAAACCTATTCGTTTCATTTCTTTTCTAACTTCTTCTTGTATTTGTTTAACAATTAATCTATTGTCAGATTGTACATCGATTTGTACTAAAAAATCTTCCCACACAGCCTCGTTACTAGAAAAATTTGTTGGTACTGGAACATCTAAAGGAATGATTAACAAGAAAGTTTTGTTAGAATCACCCGTGCTTGGAAAATCATAATATTTTATTCTCTCTTCGCAAGTAGTGTGAATGATATCGTTTTTACTTAATGTCGTATATATGATGTTCAAAATATCAATCATAATTTATCACCTATTTTCTTCTGTACAATTGCCCTATAAGCTCTTTCAGATATTCTTAGTGACCTGGCAACACTACCTGTTCCGGCTGGTGTGATTTTTTTACCATTCCTTGTATAACCATACTCGTTGAGATGAATTATTTTGTACCTGTCTTTAGGACCTTTCCAGTCAATCTTTATACTTCTTACCCCATTGTCATACGAAGGTTTTTCTATATTAATCTCATCAATCGATGCACCTGTGTCTTTAAATTGAACAAATTCACTTTTAAGCGTTTTTGCAACAAGGGCTGCGCCTGCAATTAAAGCAGGGTCTACTAATTGTGGCAAGTTTTCTCGTCCAAATATACTAACTAACTGTCTTTCCAACTCTTCTACTCCAGTAACTTCTACACTCATGTTTGAACCCCCAGAAGCACATTTACAAAGCTATTACTTTGCAAGTCTGGGCTAACATCAATCACATTAAATCTTTTGCCCAAATAGCGATAATCTAATATTTCTACATAATGTTTGTTACTAACTGTATATTCACCTTTAGTGTCTCGAATATTAATTGTGACAGCTTCTTTTGTTCCCGTGCCATGTAAAATTTCTAAATCTTTCATGGATGGTTTATAAACTTCTGCAAAACATTCGAAAAGAGTAATCTTTTCTATTTCACCTGGTGAAGGACCACTTACCGGCTGATATTCAAAAAAAACAACCGGAGTACGTAAATCGCCACTCTGAACTTTTTGAGGTTTAAACTGAAACTTCATCAGATTCACCACTTTCATCTGCATAGAGAGAGAAGCCTAAGCTAGTTATTTGTGATTGAAAGTTTTCGTTGAAGAATTCTATCGAATCATTATACGCATATCTAGTACGATCAATGACCAATTCTCTTGCCCTAACATGTTCATCTACATTAAACAGCCCGCATTTTTCTTGTAAATCAGCAATAGAAAAAGATAGCAACTCTTTTAAATTGCTATCTTCGCTATTGTGAGAAATGTGCATACGCTCTTTAAATTTTTTAAGAAGGTCATCTGATACTTCCATGTACAGCACCTACTTTTTTTTATCTTTTTTTGGTTCATCCAATCGTTTTAAAAAAGAAGCTCCCAAATTGTCAGCGACTTCATCTGCACGTTTTACAGTCAATTCAATTTCAGTTCCTTTTTCATATACTTCTTTTGTTTCTTTGTCTTTGAATTTCTTTAATACTTCAAATTTAGCCATTTACAATCACCCTTCCGGAGTTTGATCTGTTGGTTTGATATTTAATGTCCACACAGCGGCAGCTTTTTCGTCTTTGGCTTTACCATACGCAAATTGTTTTGCAGCATATAAGTTAAGATCTTCAAATGCAAGCGTTTGGTCAAAAGTAGAAATATTCAATGCTCCACCAACAAGTGCATCATAACGTTTTGCAACATAAGAAATAGCTTTCTTTTCTGGAACGAATAATGATTCAATGATATTTAAATTGTAAGGCAAAGCAGTCACATACACACCGTTTGCATTTAAGCTTGTGTACTGTTTTTTAACGTCCCAAGCATCTGTAGGATTGACTAGTAACGTAACTTCACCAGCTACATTTAGTGGCTTGCCATTTTCTTTTACGGAATGATATTTATATACATCTGTTAATTCATTAACAGTTACCTTAGAGCTAGCAAATGTCAGTGTTCCAGATGCAACTTTTTCTGGATATACACCATCTACTACGTTAGTGCCTTTTCCAACTTTGCGAGTTAGACCAACAGGTTTATCTTTACCATCACCAATAATAAACGCGCTTTCTAACGCCACTGCGAACGCTTCTTCAATTTGAGTAACTACAAAACGTTTCACCCATACAGGTCCAAAATTTTCAAGGTCTTTAGGAACTACTACAAAAGCGGTTAATTTATTCTGAATAGATTCTTCTTCACTGAATGTAGCATCCAATTGTCCTTTGATTTCACCAAAGATTTTGCCCCATACAGCAAGACCACTAGTTTCGGATTTTAAGAACTTAGTACGTAAACCGGTTGTACGCATTCCAATAGATGCAAGGAAAGGATGTTCAGTTGTTAGATCTTCAAAAATTTCATCCACGACTGTTTGTGGTAGCAATGTTTCTTCTTTGTAACCAACTTCTTTATTAATATCATTGAAGAATTTAATTTCTTCATTCGTGATATTTTTGTCTGTTCGGCTAGCTGAAATATACTGGTCCGCCTCTTGACGCGCTTCTTTTTTGGCTTGATCCATAATATCAGCAGCCATTGCATCTACCATTTCCACATAAGCCTTGTTTTGAATTTCTTGTGTCTCTTCGTTTTTAACAGTATTGACAAAAGCTGTTCGTTTTTCCTCGTAATTTGCGAGGTTGTTTTTTAATTTGATAGTCATAATTTATTTCCTCCTATTTTTGGGTATTAAAAAAGAAACCGTTTGAAAGGATTTTTATTTTCCTTTCGTGGTTTCTCTTCTTTAGTATTTGTTTGTTCTAATTGGTTTATTACTTTTCCTACAATTGCATCGATATCTAACTGCGGTGGTTTAATATTATTTATGATTTTCTCGATTGCATCCTGTGGTATTACCGGTGAGAGACTGGCAACTAATTGCGGTGCTTTCTCATTAGAAAACATTACTTCGTCGGCAAAACCGGCTTCTACTGCCTGTTGTGCGTTAAACCATGTAGTTTCACCCATTAGATTTAATAATTCATCCATGTTCTTTCCAGTCTTGTCCATATATGCGTTTGCCACAGATACATTGAAGCCTTTCGAAACTTTAGCTTCATGTTCAAGATCTCGATAATCTCCAAACACTCCGGAAGCAACATTGTGCACCATGATCTGGGCTGTAGGACTAATTTCCACTTTATCTCCCGCCATAGCAATGACCGAAGCCGCACTAGCAGCAATGCCTACAACTTGCACATTTACAGTGCCATTATAGCCCTTCAATGTAGTATAAATTTCACTACCAGCATACACATCGCCTCCGCCAGAATTGATAATTACATCAACCGGCTCATTGTTTTCAGGTAAAATGATATCGCGTGGGCTAGTGCTTTCCATATCAAGCATATCGTAAATCCATTTTTGATTGCTCGATATGATTGTTCCTTTGATCTCTAATTTCATCCATTCTCACCTCCTTCATCTGCTGACTGATAGTTTTTAGTAATTAAATATTTATCTAATTCCGGATTATCTACTCGTTCAGCGCCCAATAATTCTCGAACTTCATTACGATTAAATGAACCAGAGGCAACCAACTTATCTACAGCTTCTGCATTTTCTATAATGTCTTTTTTGTGTATGATTTTGATATGTTCACCCGCTAAAAACTCGTTGGAAGTAAATAATTTAGCGTTTAATTCATCTTCTAGCTTTTTAGTGAGAGGATCAATACAATATTCCATATATGCTTTCATATTATTACTCAAATCTGCCATATCCCCATGTAGCAGAGCAGAGGGAATGCCGAGAATACTAGCTACATAATCAATCATTTCTTTTCGAAGTTTTTTGATCTCATCAAAATTTTGGCTACTATTGACGCTAGACGTTCCAAACTCTTCATAGTTAAAGCCTTCTAGTTGAGGAACGATGGCAATCTCATTATTGTTAAATGCAGCATACAGTTTGTCGATGTAAGTCTGTAATTTTTTTTGTTTTTCATCATCCGCAATACCTGCCATTTTAAAATTAACAGCTCCACGAATTTGGAAGTTACGCATTTGCGCCCGAATCATGCGACCAAATAACTCACCGTAATCCTCAAACATGCCATCAGTAAATGCAGCTAGTCGCTCATTTCCATATTCCAGAAAAATCACATCATCCATACTAAAATTACGATTATAACGATAATCTTTCACCGTAACCCCTTCAAAAACATCCGGATAAAGCGCGAACTCTTTTCTAACATAACTATCAGTAATTAAAAAATCGTCCGTATCTGAAAGGACGATTAAGCACTCGTTATCATAGATTAATTTATAGATCACTTTTTCCCAGAAAGAACTCGAACTCATATCTGTATTTGGACGAACATTTAATTTATAATACAATCCGTCTCGTACACTGCTTTCTCCACTTTTCAATCTAAAATCAGATTTGGCGATCGTTCGTGCTATATGTTTTACACACGTATTTAAAGCCATTTTCTTCAAATAAACCTTTGTTGTTTTATCTTCTAAAAACTCTAAATCCCACATCCACTCAATTTCTTTGTTCCGTTTAAATATCTCCGAAAGAAATCCCAATATATCACCTCCTAAAACGTAATGGCATTAAGCATATTTAAAACTTCATCTACATCAAGGTCTTCTATTTCATCTGCACGCCATAGAGCATGGACAAACGCTTGAAATCCATCTGTCTTACGTCTATGTTCGTCTTTTTTTAGATATTCTTTATTGCCATCGGGTTTGATCTTTACTGCCACATTGTTCGTATACCAGCGCATCAAAGGGTTATCGCCAAACACAATGCGATGATTTGCGAATAAAGTTTCAATTCGCGGAGCTAGCAAACTATGAGCTGCACGTGGATTTCTAATAATCTCCAGTTCGAATCCTTCTGCTTCAAACAGCGGGCGCATCAGGTCCATTCGGAAGTTATCCCCAATGACCTTTTGAATACCGTAATTTTCCCGCATTTCAACAAACCAATTGACCACATGACGAGGGTCGATTGTAGGTTCATCTACAATGGTCAGTAATCCCTGCTTTTCCCATTCTTTGATGGGCGGTTTAAGGTTTGCGATATCCAAATATCCTTTTCTAGCAAATGAATGTGATTTCCAAATATAATCATCACCCACACGGAATAACAATCCAACCGCCGCAAAGTCTTTGACACTTGCATAGTCAAATGCACCAATGCAAGCCCGATTACGAAGTTCTGGCATTTCCCGATTAGTTGCGAGAATATCTTTCCACGGCGCTACTACCTTTTCCAAGTCGACTTCTGGAAGATTCATTCGTTTAGTCATGAACTCTTCTCTAGCAGATGGATTAAATTGTAAATTTTTATATTGCCTCTTAACCTCTTCATATAAAGTTTCAGCATAAGCTCCTCTAGGTTGACTTAACATAGGATTTGCCTTTTCCCAAAATTTCTCGTCTTTGACTTCCTCTGAGTTGTCCAACTTACAAATAAAACCAAAAAACCTATCATCATCGCTTTCGTTTTTTAAAATGGCTTCTGTTCTTTCTTTTAACTTGTCATTAAACCCTTCTCTAACAAATCCATCAGTCCCAATATAGAATATTCTAGAATTGGGAACTTTCCCCAAACCGCTTGTAAACACATCAACTGTCTTTTGGTTTTCGTACCTATGAACCTCATCAAAAATCACGCAGGCATCTCGACCACCGTCTTTTGTATCTGCGTTAGATGTTCTTGCTTTTAAAATGCTATCAGTAGCTTTACCTGTTATTTTAGCTCGGGCATTTTTAAAGCTTCCTGTTAGTTTGTTATCCTTAATACAATTAAAAACATCGTCAAAAGACGTCATCGCTTGTTCCTCACTATTAGCTACAATTGATATACTATACCTTTTAATGCCATGTAAAGGGCTTATAAAAAAATGTGCTAGAACAGAGATAAAACCATTTTTACCGCCGCCTCGACCAAATGTTAAAAAGATTTCTTTAAAGTGAACCTCATCATCTTTCTTTCTATATAAAAAAACAAATGCCGCAATAAACTTTTGAAATGGCTCTAGCTTGTAGTACCATTTTTCAGCAAATCTAATAAAGTTATCAATTCGTGTTTCATCGAAATAAAGATCGTCTCGAATTAAAATGGTTTTCTGCAACCATTTTATTAAATCAATTCTCTCTTCATTCAATAAAATCTTTCCACTTTCATATGCTTCAATATAAGCATCTACATGACGATTGCTAATCATAGAAGATCACTACCATCCAGCGGATTATCTTCGCCTTTGAAAATGAAGGATCGTTCAATAGAAAGAAGGGATGTATTGATGCGACCTTTTTCTTGAATAGCCGGATGCGTTTTGGTAAATTTTTGTGATCCATTTTCCGTTGTCACTACCGCTCCATCTGCTTCAATGCTTTCATCTAACTCATAAAAAATCTTAATTAAATTAATATACCGATTTACTTTTTCAAGTTCTTTTTGACTGCTAGTATCGATTTTTGACAGCAGCTCTTTTTCCAATTTTTTAATATCATAGCTCATGTTTAACACCCCCTCCTTCATGAGACTTTTTAACATTTCTGCGGAGAAGACCCCCACACCGTTCCCCAGAGCCAAATTAAAGTGCAAACCTTTGACCCGGGGGTGTCACCATCGTTCATCATTCACCCATTTATTTATTTTCCTTCTAAATTGAAAGCGATTATGTTTTTTGTTATGACATTTTATACACAGAGTAGTGAGATTATCTATATCAAGCGCAAGTTCAGGATGATGTTCTAAATCATTAATATGGTCCACATCGAGTCTTTTATGCTTGTCTGGGTCATGATAATCAGTAAACACCTTTCCTTGCCTCTTACACTCTTGACACTCATAGTTATCACGCTTTAATACTTCTTTACGTATGCTTGCCCATGCCTTTGACTTATAGAATGTATGACGTTCTGCTTGTGTTAGCATTAATCCACCCCTATATAAAAGCCCAACACGCAATGTGCTGGACTTCATTGTTCTATGTATCCGTAGTTATGAGACCTGAATACTTCTACGGTAGTATTCGTCAATACTTTGTATTTCATCCAGTCGAATCCGGAATGAATTTCCGTCACTAGACACAGGACCCGTTCCACATTGTCAAGAGGTGTGTGTGGTTTAATATATACTCGGCAACATAGCAACCTCCCGCTATGTCATCATAAGATTATAGATGCTCAGTTCCGTCTAACAGTTCATGTTCCATTGCTTCGATTTCATTATCTGAAGCAACACCTTTAATCGCTGATATGTGAGACATCTTATTTGTTCTTGAGTAATAAGACGGAATGAACCCATTATGTTTGTTTCTTAGTTCTTGACGTTCTTTATATAATGCTTTAATAGAAGGAACAAGACGTCTAATATTTTGTTCAATAAATCTAGTTGGTATTCTAATAATTTCCCAACCGTGTTCAGATTTATTCAAAGTATTAAGGATAAACACATCTCGTTCTGAATCTTTACCAATCCTAAAACGATGGTGCCCTCCATCAATCTCTAATACAACCTTCATGTCTGGCAAAATAAAATCTACTCGTTTGCGCCCTATTCTTTGTTGTGTTTTTACTTTAATCTGACTTCTTAACAATTCGATACAAGCCATTACTTCATGGGCAGAATCAAACTTGCTACTGTCATTTCTATAAAATTGGGCTACTGTGTTATATGGGTCAAGGTATTCATCCATTTTCATACTACAGCATTCTTGCATTTCTATAAGATGTATTGCTCTTTCAAGTGTTGCTTCGATTTTGTGCGCAATATATTCTTTTTTCTTTTCTTCTAATTTTTTTCGATACTTATGTTGGCATTCAACGCATAAGTTTCTACCGCCAGACAAATCTCTGAAATGTACGGAAGCTTCCTGCGAAATATATTGCTCGCATTCCCAACACCTAACTAAATTCATATAGTCCCCTCGACTTTCATTTTTAATAGGCCCTGCCTATAATACTATAATAAACTTATTTTATTGTTCAAAACGGGCGTTAAACGGGCAATATATTTTAATATCCTAATCTTTCAGCTATTGAAAGGATGATTGTTTTGTTTCTTCTTCTAGCTGTACTCTCGTCCATATTCAACTTACTGGCAATCCATACCCAAGTTGGTTTGCTTCTGTCCCAGTATCTAAACTGAATCAATTGTTTATCCTCATCATTTAATCTATTAAGTACAGACTCAATTGCATTTATAATATTCTTTAATCTACTTATTTCTTTATCCATTTGCAGTAACATCACACGATCTTCCACTTCATTACTAATATTCCCCGCACTGCCACCACCTTGGTTCTCGTCAATGTATTCTCTATGCCAAGCGCCCAGTGTTACATTAACTTCCTTTTCCATCAATTCTTTTTTAGTAGAATGATAAAATCTTAATTCATCTTCAATAAGTTTATATTGTGCTTTACGTAATCGCTTTGACATTTAATCACTCTCCTAATAAAATTCTATCTCACACGTTTTGCCTAGTCTTTGTTCAATTAGTTTTTTCAGTTCTTCCTTGTTGACATGCGCCGTGTAATACTCTTCATTTTGATTTCCAAATATCGTTGTGAAGTTAGTAAACTTTTTTAGAAATTCCTTAGCATCTTTTTCGTATTTATCATTTTCAAACATTTTTAACCTTTCATATTTATCTAAACTGATATTTACATATTCCTCCATTGTCAACCAGCCCCATTTTTTTATATTTTAGCAATACTTGTAAAGGCGAAGAGTCACTTGTCATTTACGACTCCCATTCATATCCTCAACCATGACAAGAGAAATGATTAATAGTAAAATAAATTCTGCTTCTGCAAGACTAAGAAAGCCGAAAGCGCGCAATAATACGGTAATGAAAATCATAGAAAAATAAAATGAACTTAATGTTTTAAACATTCAATCACTCTCCTCTCATTCAACTTAGCCAGTCTTCTGCGACTATTTGACTTACATACTTTTTAACTGTTATATAAGAACTCACAAGTAAAGCCCCTACGACTACCGTTTCTATAGACCAAATAGTCAATGTACTAATTTTAATAAATAACGTAAATGAATTACTCCAAATCAGATGTGCCCAAACACCCATAATTGGTATCACTATACTAAAAAGCCACAATAGTAAATACACCAGCATTGCCTCGATTATATTCTTTGCCTTTGTTCTTAATCTATCTTTTTCAAACCGATTCATTTACAATCACTCTCCATCCATTCAATCAAATCATTCAAATAGAATTGCGCTTTCTTTAAATCCTCAATGCCATTCTTGTGCTCGTATCTTGAGACATATTTAAGTATGTTTCCTACAGCATATGACGGATAATCAGATACTTTTGCCTTGATGTAATCTAGTGTTTCGATACCGCCTGCTGTGTAATGTGATGGGTTGTTTACGTTGTCAGTATTTTGTTTTTTCATAGATACTCCATTGGATGCAAATGCTTTCATGGCATTTGCGGTGTTCTCAAACCACTTTGAAACTTCGTCTTGTTTCACTTTGTATTTTTCGATTGGTGTGTTGGGGTGTAAATATTTAGCATAAGAAAGACTCCCACAACTTGCTCCTTCTTCCTCTATATGCACAACAGTATTTTGCTTATTCCGTTCCCAAAGCTCCGAGTCATATGACGGAATAACCTCTCCGAAAAACCAGCTATACCCTTCATTTTTCAATTTTCCCAACAATGCATCAAAATCTTCTTGTGTTTCTGTGTGATATATTTTCATTCGTTTTTCCTCCTTGTTTAATTGTGTACTCGGCGAATTATGTGATTTAGATAAGTGCGGCATTGGGGCAAACAATATCACCAACAAAACTCCAAAAAACACTCCAGGTATAAAAGCAATACTACCTGCTACCATTATCATATTTCCTATCTGCTTGATTTCCACATATAACAAGAAATCTTTTCATCAATGTCATCCCTTCATTTTCCGCCGACTATACCGTTACAAAACCCATTTTGTAACACGTAACCACTCAAATCCCTTCTGACAGAACGTGGTTACAGGTTACAAAAAAAGCGGCGAAAAAGTTTTTATTTTTGTACTCTTTTCTTAAATATAAATAAATATATATACTTTTTATTAATAAAAAAATGTAACTTGTAACTTTTACGTGTCTAGCTACTGACACTATGCGATTTTTGGAAGTTACGTTTTTCGCTCTGGGTTACATATTTTTTGTAACCATTGTCAGAATATTTCCTAATAAATACACAATTAACACCTCTGATAAACCCGTGCAGTCTTTCCATTGATTTTGACAGGTTTTGTCTCTAAATTCATCACATCTTTAATCGTCGCTCTTCATTTTTTACCCCTCCTCTACTTTTTTATAAATATCAAAAGGTTCTATTTCTTTTTCCAGCGCATTATGCTTCACATAGATAACGGCATACTCTTTTAACGCCTCAATAATATCAAAATCTATTTCGTCCTTTAGTTGTTCTAAAAGCCAATCTGGAAAATCAACATTCATATACTCCCGAACATCGCATTTACTGTTTGTAATATCTCTTAGCTTCATTTTACCCCTCCTCCACAATTCGCACGGCTTCTGCAGCACTTCTTGCTACTCCACAAATAGCTGGCGTTATTTCCATCGCTTGTTGAAAGTTTTTCTGTTCTTGTCGTAACTTCCCTATCTCATTTTTCACTTCAATAAAAAACATTTTTCCATCTGTTCCGCGAAATCCGAATAAATCTGGAAAACCTTTCGGTAATCCTGTATCAAAAATTCGTCCATTTGGTAATTTCACTTTGCCAACATTGGCACGGAAAACGTAATGCCCATGGCGGGAAAGTTCTAAACGTATAGAATTCTGTATATCCATTTCTGCTGTCATTTAATCACTCCTTTGGTCAAAAATACGAACGTATGTTATGTGTTGGTTAAAAAGTGCTAAATTATTAGCTAAAAGGTGTATGGTTGGTGTATAGTTGACCAAAACTATACACCCTCTAAACCCATTGCTATTACTTACTTTATTAATACTTTTTTTATAATGGTGTATAGTTGATAGTAAATATAGAAAAGTTTCCTAGGAAAAATTTTTATAGAGAAGTTTATGGAAAATGGTACAAACTATACACCCTTTCATCTTAAATACAGTTAAATGCGTTGCGGCACAATGGATTTGATAGGGTGTATGGTTAGTGCAAACTATACACCCCTAAAAATTCAACTTTAAAGAGAAATATTCATCATTTAAACAAACGCCTGTATATTTATAACCTTTTTTACTCCTCTTCTTCTCAAACTTCAATCCCATTTCCTTACCAAACTTCGTGCTGCTCATTAGATACTGTCCATTATCTTTTGCCCACTCTCTATATGTTTCGTAGAGAGTCTTAGCATTGATCTGTTTGTTCTCGCCTGTTTCGCAACAGTCTTCAATAAATGCAGTAATAACATCCATTTCTGATTTATATTCAGAGCTAGCATTTTCGACAGCTTTCGGCATTCCTAAACCTTCTCGTTGCCATTTAAGAAAGCCCTCGACCGCCCAATTCAATATTCCAGTGAGTTCGCTTCGAAGTTTATACTTTAACTGCTTGTCTACCTTTTCATCGGGTATCTTCACGGTAAACGGTACTAAGTGTAATCTTCGCCATATTCCATCGTCTCTCCCTCGGATAATTGGTTTATGGTTGGTTGCCATCCAGATTTTGAATTCGGGTGTAAACTCGAATTCGTCCTTATACAAGTGTCGTGCAGTGACCTTGTCGCCACCTGTGAGCTGTTTAACTAGTCCTTCATCTAAACGTACACCCTCATTTGGTTCGGTGGTTGTAACGAACCTGGCGCCATGTAAACGGGCAATATCACTGTTTGCATTACTAGACTGCTGTTTGACCATGATTGTCTGTGGCTGGATGTTGGTCGCATAGGAACCAAAAATATCGTTGATAATATCAAGAAAAACCGATTTCCCATTTCGCCCATTGCCGAAAAGGATAAACATGACTTGTTCTGATGTAGAACCTGACAATGAATAACCGACAGCTTTTTGAATATAATTGATTAACTCTTTATCACCAGCAAAAATATCCTTTAAAAACGCTTGCCAAAGTGGCGCATCAATTTTATCTGTATATTCGATGTTGCTAATTTTTGTAAACATTTTTTGCCTGTCATGATTGATAAGTTCTCCATTTTGCAAATTGATATATCCGTTTTGTGTGTTCAAAAAATATTTGTAGCGATCGAATTCATCAGGCAAAACTGGCATTAAATGTTGTGCTTCTTTTAACATATTCGTTTTACCTTTGTTGCTTCTTGTTGCTTTTAAATGTTTCATAAATGCTTTTTCTGCATCTGATTCATTTTCCATGTAAGCAAACTCACTCTTCATATCTTTGATCACATCATCAACAAGTGTTTTTACAGCGCCTATGTTGTCATATTTCCAAACTTTCGAATCGTAGAAATAGAATCCTTTGTTAATGTATGAAAAACGAACAATGTCATGAAATTTATCACGGAAACGTTCTGCATTTCCAGTATCATCTAAACCATATACTTTTCGAGCAGTTCGATTCTGATTTTTCACAGTGATCGAGTAACCTTCTAAATCACTTCCTGGTTGATAAACCTCTGACGTATTGGCAATTGCTTTATTAAGAACCATTTCACCATATAACTGCGCTCCTCGTTTTTGATCCCATTTTGTTCGATACAAACCACTTGAACGGAAAATTTCGTCCATTTTTTCTGCATTACATCCTGTCCAAAATGCCAGCATATTTGCAAAAGCTAAGTCTGCTTCGGATTGTGAGGGATATAGTCCATCCCATAATCCATCGTAAAGCGTTTTAAATTGTGCGCCTTGTTTGCTTCGTTCAGCACGTTGAATAATATCACTTACAGGCAAATCAACTGTAGATTGTAAATTATTTATTTGTCTTACTTCATTAGTCCCAATGTATTTCGTATGCAAATATTGTATTGCCGTTGTCGCTTCATTGACTTGTCTGTAGTTATCAATTACTTGACCTGTCATAACGAAAAATCGACCGTCCGGGTACATTTCAATGTTTCCTTTACGCCGACCACCTTCCGGAAAACTTCCTTTTGCAATAATATGAATTCCTGTCCCGCTCACACTGTATTCTGTGTAACTAGACAACGTTTGAATAAATTCACCAGCAATATTTTCTGTATTACCATAAAGGTAATCTTCAATTTCATCCTTTATATCATCAATATCCACACCGAAATATGGTTTCTTAAAGTAAAAACCTAACCCATCAAATTGATATTTTTCGAGGGAATCAAGGGCAGTTTCAAAATCTGCCCATGTCCGTTCGTCTACACTATTACCGTATGAACCGTTGTTTGCGTTCATCGGTATTTTTTTGTTTTTGCCACGCTCTTCATCCCAAACAAGTTGAAAAGCGCACCATTGTTTTAATTTTTTTAATTCGTCCGGAATTTGTTCATACACGTTTGTGCGCTCCTCTCATTGCTTAGAACGGTAGATTACTCTCGTTTACTTCCACTGGTGGTAATTCATTTTCTTTCTTTTTAAATACATGTTGTAATGGTCCGGTAATTTTACTTTCAGCCCATGCTTTCACATTTAAATTTTTATAAATTTGACCATTATGCTCAGACTCTTCATTTTTCACAGTAACTTGGCACGTCTTAGTTAACAGGTCTTTTAATAATTCATCCAATGTATTATAATCTTTGCCGTTAGGTAATTGGATTGCTTTAGCGATTGTATTTAATGCCGTTCGACTATATTCATTTGTTGCTTTTGCTTTCCATACTCGGTGAAAAATATGCGCATTCTGGAATTTTTGATTTACATCATTACGGATAATTAAATCAATATTAATGAACTCCGCTCCGTTTTTTGTCGCATCTTCATTTGCGTTGTATAAAACCACCTCATACGTACCATTTTCTACTCCATTTGTGAAAACATCATTATGATCTACTTTAAACATTTTTAAATTCCTTCTTTCGTTTTTATTTGATAAATCCTCTTGCTTTTCCTTGATGGAATGCCCATCCTCTTTTATAATTGTGTTCTTTTGCATATTCATATAATTCTTTCATGTTCGTACATTCGCTTGGACTACTATAATTTACTTTAAAAACTGCTTCTGTTACTTCTTGTAGCTCTGCTGCCTCATCAACTCGCATTGGTTTTACTTCTACTTTGAATTCATGTCCACAATGCGAGCATTTTATATTAGTAGATAAAACTGTCATAAAACAGTCAGGGCAAATTTTTACAGGTGCTTCTGCTTTGTTGCTGTTACTTCCTTTTTTCGCTTCTAAGGACCATTTTCGTTCCATGTCTGGCAAACCAAAGCGATTGACATTTCCAACGTGGTCAATAATAATAGCTGTTTTACCAGTTCGGTATCGCATACCTCGCATTGATTGCTGGATATACAGTGATAGTGACTGTGTTGGTCGTAGCATAATCACAGTAGAACAGTCTGGAACATCGAATCCTTCACCAATTAAATCTAAGTTGCAAAGCACCTTTATTTTGCCTTCTCGAAATCGTTGTATAATGTCATCACGAATGGATTTAGGTGTTTTCCCGTCAATATGTGCGGATGTAATGCCTACTGATGCAAAACTCATTGCCATTTTTTCGCTTTGATAAAGAGAAGAGGCATAAAGTATTGCTTGTTCTCCGTTTGCTAACTTTTGATAATGTTTGATGACATCTCCCCAAATCATTCTTTTATTGAATTGATCATCAAGTCCTGTCATGTCAAACTCGCCAGTTCGTTTGATTTCTAATGTTTCTGTTTGAACGATTTCGGGCGCAAAGTATTTGTAAGGTGCTAAGAATTGATTTTCAATTAACCATTTCACATTAACCTTTTCGATTAACATATCGTTTATATCTCCTAAACCACCCCCATTTATTCTCACTGGCGTTGCTGTAAATCCGACCACTTTAGCATTAGAAAAGTGATTGATTATTTTTTTATAACTGTTTGCTAGCACATGATGACTTTCATCAATAATGATTAAAGCTGGCTCGGAAGTTTTTTCTAAACGTCTAACAACAGTTTGAACCATCCCCAAATTGACAAAATTCATATCGACATCATTCATAGTGAGTGTATTTCTAATTTGGTCAATCAATTCTTTTCTGTGAACTAGGAAAAGAACATTATTTTTATTGTGAGTTGTCATGCGAATTATTTCTGATAAAATAACCGATTTACCAGCACCTAACCGCAGGGAGCAACAACGCACGGTCTGTTATATCCCTGTAAAAAAGCCCCCTTTACATCATTTATAATTTCTTTTTGATATTCTCTAAGCTTTAACATCAACATCACCAATTTGGAATAGGTTTTCTTGCAAGGCAAACTCTCTATTATCTAGCTGATTTTTTGCAAAATTACCATTGTTTTCTGTGAGTAAGAAACCCCTCTGACCTGTTTCAGGATTTCTTATTAATCTTGCGACTATAGGAACAATTCCCATAACGTGATTAACTACCTTTTCTCTAATGTCAGGCAAAAATTGATTATACAGTTGCCCACTTTCCATCTGTATTTGGCGCGTGTTTTCCCAAGCTGTATATACTATATTTGTGTTTGATAAATTATTAAACACGGAAATCAAATCTATTAAATGTGTGTCAAATATTCCATAGTGTTGTAGTTCTGGTTGACCTGATTTTGTATTTCTCCCATTAAACATTAACCATAATTTTTGATAATGGCTTAAATTATCAATTACTACATTGTCATATTCCTCTGCATGTGCCTTCGCATATCCATAAAAATCAGCCATATCTTGTACGGGATTTCGAGGATCTAATGTCGCAATCGTGATATTAGGTAATCCACTTAATACTTTCGACGTACCATCACAATCCAACATTAATGTTTTTCCTTCTAAATACTTAATCGTCGTTGTTTTCCCTGCTCCCGGTTTTGCATAAATCATAATATTAAAATACTCCGACCTTTTCATTTTTTCTGATTGAATAAATTCCAATGAAATCCCTCCTTATTTTATTTGTAGTCTTTCTGTTTGAACCAAAACAGCTCCCGGTACATCAATGCCTTTTTTTAAGTCATCTTTTAACTTAGTTTTATCCAGCTTCTTAGGTTGTTCAACTAAATAATTAATTAACTTCCTCTCATCTTCTACAAGTACACTGTGAGGGTTTTTCCGAATATCTAATGTAAATAGATTCGTTTTTATTTTTTGCTTATTAGCAACTAGCATAGCATCATGTAGTGATTGTTTCAGTCGCTTCACATTATTGTTAATCGTGTTTTTTCGTTCTGATAAACGTTTAATTTCTACATCTAAAATAAGTGATTGCCCTTCTAATTCTTTAATAACAAACGCAACATTTTCTGCTTTTGTTTCTAATTCATCTTCAATGCTTTCAAGGGTATCTTTTAATGCCTCTGGATCTAATTGCTCAGCTAAATTTAATAACTGTTGATACTTTTCTTGAATGGAATAAAGTGTTGTCATATTTTAGTCCTCCTTTTTTAAAAATGCAGTAGCAGTTATTTTTCCGTTTGTTGCCGAAAACCATTTCACATCCATTGACTGTTCAAATTTAGGTTTTTCAACTTTTGACACAAAATTAGTAGCATCTGAAACATTAGCAAAATACAAGCGGAATTCAACATCATAAGCTTCTTTGTAAAGTTCACTTATTAGCTGACTCTCTTCTTTCACTTTCTTCACTTGTCTACACGGAATATTAAAAGATGAAAAACCGTCAGTATCTTGCACAGTTAGCAACCCATCATTATTAATGAGAACATAAAACTGTTCTCCATCAACACATAAATCAGTCACTCCTGTTCTATCCTGAACTTCTACTTTATCGCCTGCTTGAATACTCATTTTATCGCCTCCACTTCATTTTTATAATCCCACATATCTTGCGATAATTTATCAAGCCCAATCGCGAAACGTTCGAGATCTTTAGGCGTTTTGATGATTGATTTACTTAGTTCTTTGCTTTTTCTGTGAAGTAAACTGTTAGCTTCGTTGATGATGATTTGTTTTGTCAATTTAGAACCTCCTTTACAACAATATAAAAATCTGTTTGATTATTAATTCGATATGTCATTTCGTCTATTGATTTCGAACCTTTAATAATTTGTTTGAGTTCATAATTACGTTTGTCTACTCTGTATGTGGGAAAAACATTACCTAGACGTTTGATAGTAGATATTTTCAACTCCTCGAAAGTTACCCCATATTTAGTGAAATTGAGAAGTGGATATTTTACAAAATATAGTTCCTCTGAAAAGATGACGTGATAGTTTTTCACTCCAGCTCACCTTTCGCGAAATACTTTCCATAAAATTTTTCGAACCAGTTCAATTTATTTTGTAGTCTTGCCGCTTCTTCTTTTTTAGACTCAATTTCCAGTTTCATTTTTTCTACCACTGCGCTTTTTTCTAACTCAAACTCGTGTGCTGAAGCTGGTAGAATTTCATAAGAATCACTTTCTGAATTAATGTTTAGAAATTTAATTTCAGACCCTGACCAATCTCGTTCAAAATAAGCAATTTGAATCGTAGGTAAATCTTTGAAGTTTAAAAATTCTACAATTACTCCGTCATAAAGTTTTTGATTAGAGTAGTTCTTGTCTAACACTTTGATGTTGTCTCCTACTTTAAATTCATCCACCCGTACCGCTGTTCTCATGTCCATTTCCATCTTAATTCCGTTGATTTCTACCATTCTTTTTTCTTCCATTCACTTTTCCTCCTTATTTTGTTTTTCTCGGGCATTAAGCTCATCAAGAATCACTTGTATTCCGTAGGTATGTTCACGAATGACCAGATTCATTTCTTTTAAATTGTCAAATAGTTCCTCTGTAGAGCGTTTTGCCACCATTTCCTTTGCTTCTGCTAGTTCTTCTTCAAATAAATTCAATCGTCTTCCTCGCCTTCCTTTAGATACTCTCCCTCATCAAACACTATCTCCGCCAATTGAATGTCTTCATCATCGCATGTGCCTAGAAAATCGTCATAATTGGCAGCTTTTGAAGTTGCAAAAACAGCATATTTTATTGGAGCAAAAGACACACAAGAATGATGAAAATAATCACGTTCGCTAATACATATAATAGTGTCAAATTTCTTGAACACCTCTCCACATAAATTACATTTTTTCATACCTTCCATTGTCCCAATCTCCTTCCGCACATCGGACAGTACTTAATATTAAATTCAGCATAAGTAAATCCATGTTGCCAGCCTGCTGCAACTTCTAATTGACTTGCTTTATTCAACCGCATTTCGTCGTTCTCGTCGCTTATATTCTTAACCCTCTTATTTACATCCACATTACAAAATTCGCACATCATTCCGACACCTCTTCAAAATTTCTTATATCAATCTCTTCTATTTCCCTTATTAGGAAGCACTCAGGTAAATAACCACGCTGTTTCGCCCGCCTGTAGATAAAACTCTGTAATTCTTCTCTGTGTTCTTCTGTTACATCGTCCAAATAGCCCTCAGAATACTCCCCAGCCACTTCATATACTCGCTCTGCTATGTTCTCTAGCAGACTGTCGGTTTCGTCTGGAAACGCTATTTCCCCAATTTCACCAACAAAAAAAGTATAAATCAGTTCATTGTAATATGAATATATAGTTAAATCATTCATCACTTGATTGCGAGTTTTTTCGTCATGCGTGTTGTGATTATACTTTTTTAACAAGTTGATACCATGCTCGATAGCCTCATCTTTTGTATCAAAATATGTGATTGATTCCCATCGCCCGCCGTAACTACCGTTTAACATCCATTGCCCTTGCTTCATTCCGCCACCTCCATTACTAATTCGTATCGGCTTTCTAGTTGCCAATAACTCTTTTTAGAGCTATCAGGAATCTTGTCATGCAAGTCAATACGTCGTAAATCGTAACTAATACCTTCCACAAGTGCTTCATAATCATAACTGTATAAAGAAATATTTATTCCCATTCTTGCACCTTCCCTTTCAATGGATTTATTCCCATCACCACATAATTTTCTTTTTGCTCATAATCTGTGATGTAGGTAACTTCTACGGTTATCTTCCATCCGGTATGTTTTTCCTCTTTAAATTCTTTTAAAATCAGGTAATCTCCAACTTGGAAATTTCTGTCATTCTTTCTAATCTCAAACGTTTTTCGCCCTTCTGCGATGTCCCAGAAGTATTCTGACAATATTTTTAGTTCATGTGTTTTACTCATTTGAGTACCTCCAACTTACTTTTTATCTCGGTCAGCAATTCCCTTACCATTTTCACTTCGTATGACAATTCTTCAAAACTACTAATATCTGATGTTCTGATGTGATGTTCAGTAAAGGCGTCTAAAGCTTTCTCTACAGTAGGAAAATAGCCAATATCACTATATTGTTCCGCTCCGTTTTTATCTGGTCCTTTTGGCTTTGATAATACATATTGATATTGACTGCTTCTAATTACGTAATCTTCGTTTATTTTAATTTTCATTCTGTCTCCTCCACTTCTTCAACAGGCACAGCGAAATCCCAATATCGTGTGTCTATATTTTTTATTTCTGATTCAGTGAATTTAGTTTTATACCCATCGAACTCCCCGTTAGTAGACATAGTATAGGTACCTGTTTTTAGGTTGAGATTGACATAACCGGAATAACTATCTATCGCTTTGATGTAATAAAGCGGTTCTTGCTCAACTTCATACTCCCCCATCCAAGCTCGTGCGAATAGTTCTTGATTAGACGTCTCCCACAGCCACCCACGCATTTTTCTATCTAGTGACAGTTCTTTAACCAACTCATCTGTATATACCTCGTAGTCAATTGCTACAGCGCGACTGTCTCCCTCATCTTGGAAGGTGTCGATTGCGTCAGCTACAAATTTCGGCAATTTCACAAGTTCGACTTTGCTAACTTGATTTTGTTCAAATAAATAATCTATTGATGGCTTCTTAGCTAATTTAACTACTATTTCATTTGTTACTTCTACAACTTGCGTTACTGCGCCTCGATATAACTCACTACGCCAAATAACTTCTACTAGATCGCCTTTTTTAAATTTCATTGTTTTCCTCCT